AGGTCGTCGCGCAGGTTCGTGTCGTGGGTGTTGGCGACCTGGTCGCGGGCCTCCGCTGTGTGCGCTCGCACCTCGTTGAGGGCGTTGGCCTGGCGGCGCAGGAGCTCGATGACGATGCCCACCAGGGCGACGGTCACCGTGCCGCCTGCGGTCACCAGCGACACTTGCACAGTGGGGTCCATGGCGATGGAGTTCACGACAGCTTGGCCTCCAGCGCCGCGAGGCGGGCTTCGAGGTCGTCGATCTGCTGGGCCTGGCGCTGCACCACGGGGATCAGGGCGACCCCGAGCAGGTCGTAGCGCAGGCCGTCCACCTCACCGTCGAGGTAGTTGATGGCCCAGGGGAGGAGGGGTTCGACCTCCTCGGCGATCAGACCGACCTCGTCCTTGCGGCCCTCGCGGACCTGGCCGTCCTCGCCGGCCGTGTCCTTGCGGTCGTAGATGACCGGGCGGAGCTTCAGCACCTCGTCCGGGTCGACCTCGAAGTCGCGGACGTTCTCCTTGAACTTGATCGAGGAGGTGTTCCGCGCGAAGGTGCCGTCACCCTCGACCCACACCGCGTAGTACGTGCCCGAGCCGGACACCGAGTTGGCGTGAGGCTTCTTCGAGCCGTTGGCCCAGGCGATCGTGTCGCCGGACTCCAGGTAGCTGGAGTGGGAGTGCGAGCTCGGGGCGAACGTGGTCGGCTTCGAGGTGATCGAGGACCAGGTGTGCGAGTGGGTGGCCGGCGCGAAGGTGGTCGGCTTGCCCGTCACGCTGTCCCAGGTGTGGGAGTGCGAGGCCGGCGCGAACGTCGTCGGCTTGTCGGTGATGTCGGCCCACAGGTGAGTGTGCGCGGCCGGGACGAACGTGGCCGGCTTGTTGCTCAGGCTCGACCAGTCGATCGCCTGCGTCAGGCTGGTCCAGGCCGTGCCGTTCCAGAACTCCCAGGTGCTGGTCGACTGGTTGTAGCCGAGCCGGCCCACGCGAGGGGAGTCCGGCCGGGTGTCAGTGGTCCAGCCGCCGACCGTGTTGCCGAGGAACTTGCGCTCGCCCTGCACGGACGCGGCGGAGATCGAGGTGACGTTGGCACCGACCGTGACCTTGGCCAGCGAGAACTCGTAGGTGCCGGTGTCCGTCTGGGTCAGGGCGGGCGGAGTCGACGAGCCGGCCGTGCCGGGCTTCACCGCGAGGGTGATCGAGTTGGTCGCCGGGTCGAGCTTGAGCACGATGCGGTCGACTCGGGACGTGGTGTTCGACGCGGCGATGGTCAGCACCTCGGTCGCCGACGAGTAGATGGCGTGGCCGCGGACGATGGCGAAGCCGGAGCTGACCTTGACGGTCATGCCGGTGCCGTCCGCGTACGTGTAGAGGGAGCCACCTCCCACGCCGTCCGCCACTCCCGTGCTCTGGAACTCACGGAACAAGCGCGAGTAGTCGGTCTCGGTAACGGCCTGGCTGTCGAAGGGGTAGGACGTGATCGCCACGGACGGTCCTCCTTGGGGTCTGGGGGATTACTGCACGAACGTGCAACTGAGAATGAGGTTGTCGGCGGTGCTGTTCGCGCCGTCCGTTGCGTTGCGGATCGAGTACGTGTTCGTCGTGCGGACGACGATCGTGCCGTCCGCTCTGACGTCCGCCTCGCCGTCTGCGTAGCCGGTCGAGAAGATCGCGGTCTGCGTATTCGCCGGACGCCAGCCGCTGGGCAGCGTGCCGATCGTGACGTCCGGCAGGTTGTACGGTGCCGTCGTCCCGGCGTTGATCGTCTTCAGCGTGGTGACGAAGACCTGGAACGTGACGACCCCGTTGAAGCGGCGGGCGTTGAACGAGGTCAGCGAGAACTGCGTCGCATCAGCGATGGTGAAGCCGCTGGAGGTCGTCTCGACCCCCTGTGTCGGGGGAGGGTAGAGCCCTGCTCCCACTTGCACACCTCCTTACGCGAGAGCGACCCAGAACTGGATGCCGTTGGCCGAGAACAGGGTCGACGGAGTGATGGTCGACGGCGGAGTAGTGGCCGAGCTGGTGAACTTGGCGAAGCGCCAGACCGAAGTGCCCAGCCCCATCAGGCCGTTCGTCGTGTTGACGCTGTCCCAGCGAGCGAGCGCCGGACCGTCGACCGGGGAGGCGGTGTAGTTGAACCGCCAGCACACGTAGTAGATGCCGGGCGCCAGGGTGACCGAGGCCGTCAGGTTCGAGGAGGACCAGCCACCACCGACGCCGTGCTGCTCGGCCGGCTCGTACGCGGCCGTGCTCATGTCGCCAGTCGCGCCCTTCAGGGTGCCGGCCGTGTCGTAGATCGCCGCCCAGGAGCCGGTCAGCAGACCGCCCGCGTAGCCCTGCATGTGCCAGACGACCTTCGAGATCGTCATGGCCCGGCTGATGTAGACCGCGGTCATGCGGCCCTGTCCGACGCCGGAGTAGTCGTTGCCTGACGTGAGCGTGCCGGGGTCGCCGGCCCATGCGAGGACACCCAGCGACTCAGGCGTGAACGAGCTCGGCGGCGTGAGCGAGTAGACCGCGCCGTCACCCTGCTTGGCGTAGGGCAGGCCGTTCCGTGCGTAGAGCAGGGCGCCCTCGTTCGGGAGGGCCGGCTCCCAGGTCATGTTTCGCAGGCCGTGCGCCCCGCTGGTGGTCGCCTTCGCGTCGCCGAGCGGACCGTTGTCACCGAAGGTGGTCTGCGCCCACTTGCGGCTGATCGACAGGCCGTTCAGGTTGAACGTGCCGTCGTCCTTCCGGGAGAAGATCCGGAAGTCGGAGCCGTTCCCGTCGCCAGGCTCGGCGGTGTTGTCGGCCTGGAATGACCAGCGCTTCACGCCACCGGACTTGAAGGAGAACTCGCGGTACGTGCCGGCCGCACCGTCCACGTTGAGCTCGCCGCTGAGCGTGCCGCCCGTGGCGGGCAGGGCTCCCACGTCGGAGGCGTTGAGGGTGACGGCGCCCGTCTTGCTGTTCACCGAGGTGACCGCGCCGCCGCCCGTACCGGCAGTCACCTGGAAGACCGTGCCGTCCGCCTGCTTGACGTAGACCAGGCCGCCCTTGGAGTACAGGTACGCGCCACCCGTGGTGGTCGTCGGGTCTGCGGTCAGGTCCCTCATGCCGTACGCGCCAGCGGAGGTGACCTGCGCGTTGCCGTGCAGCACGGTCGTGCCGAAGGCGATCTGGCCGTTGTCGCGCCGGGCGTAGATGACGGTCTTGTTGAAGGAGCCGTCGTCGTTGCGGGCCGAGAGGCGGAAGTTCGAGCCGAGGTTCGTGCCGGTCTCGGCGAGGTCGTCGACCTGTATGAGCCAGCGGTCCACGCCTGCGGTCTTGTAGCCGAAGGCGCGGTAGGTGCCGGCCGCGGTGTCCAGCCACATGTACTGGCCGTTGAGCTGGGCGTTGCCGTTCCTGGGCAGGGACTCGACGACCTGGAACTTCTCCGCACCGCTCGCGGTCTGCACCCACAGCTTGCCGGCCTTGGAGTAGAGCTGCGGGCCCATCGTCGAGGTGACCGGGTCCGTGGTGTCACGCAGGCCGACAGCCCCGTTGACGCTCAGCTTCACGCCGGACTGCGAGGAGTTGGCGATGCCGATCGCGACCTGGGTGCCCGTGCGGGAGATCCACAGCGGGTCACCGATCTTCGTGGTGCCGTCGTCGGCGAAGGACTCGATCCACAGGTCGGAGCCGTTGTTCGAGCCGGACTCCGTACCGGCCGAGCGGACCTTCCACCGCAGCAAGCCGTTCTTCTTCAGGTTGAAGTCCGGGTCGCCCGTGGTGTCGTTGATGCTGGCCGAGCCGTCGAACGTCGGGTTGGAGGGGATCGTGCCAGCCGGACCCTGCGGGCCCGTGAAGCCGGAGATGGCCGGCTCCGGGATTACGGAGAAGCCCATCAGGCGGTCACCTCCACCCCACTGATGAAGTAGCTGCACGTCGTCGTGCTGGCCTGGACGTGCACCGTGTTACCCGCGTCCATCACCTGAGAGATGTCGAGGGTGAAGATGCCGTTCGCCGGGATCGACGTGTTCGGGATGATCGCCAGTCCGTTGAGCTGGATCAGCACGGTCGCGGCGCTGGTACCGGAGTTGGCGACGACGATGTTCGTCACGATCGTCGTCGTGTTGGACGGCACCGAGTAGACGTTCGTGAGCGTTGTCGTTGTGTTGCCCCGCGAGAGGCGCTTCGGCGTGTTCGCCACTTACCACACCCCCATGATTTGCATGATCTGTTCGCTGGCAGAGGAGCCGCCCGTGGAGTTGCGCTCCAGGTTGGACAGGCGGGTCTCGGTGTTGGTCACGCGCTTGTTCAGCGCGGCTGCGGCGTCGAAGCCGGTGGCGTCGCCGAGGAGGGCGCCGAGCCGGAAGCCGTCCGAGTCGGCCTTGATGACGTAGCCGGTGACGGTCGACGTGAGCTCCTGGTCGTCCACGATGACGACGAGCTGGTCGCCCATGTACCAGTCCTTGCCGAAGACGGACGGGCTGTCCTCCATCGGTACGACCTGGACGTTGATGGCCGTGAAGCCGGCATCTTCCATCGCCTCGTCGCCGGCCTGCTGGAGCTCGGCCCAGTCGTCGGTGTTGCGCTGGTCGACGAACTGCTCGATGCGCCGGCCCCAGTCAGCCTCGGCGGCGATGGACTCGGGAGTGTCGACCTGGAGGAACTGGCGGTCGGTGAGGTCGCCTTGGCCCGCCACGATGGCGCGCGTGACGCCGGGCGGGGAGATGGCGACCTTCTGGCCGGCGAGCGTGCCGTTGCGGACGTCGAGCCGGACGAACGCTCTGCGGTCGGTGATCGCGTAGGTCTCGAAGACCAGGTTCGCCCCGCGCTGCACGACCCGGAACCCGAGGCTACCCAGGAGGGCGATCTCGGTGAGCAGGTTGCCCAGCACGGGGAAGCGGGCGGACTGGTTGATGATCGGCCCGCGCGCTCCGTCCGTGCCCATGATGAGCCCCGCCTTGCGGCGAGCGGCAGGAGCTGACGGACCGATGTTCGCGTTGACGTAGGCGTGCATGACGGTCTCGGCCCGTCCGGTGCGCACGTCATGCGCCTCGGTCTGGCCGGCCCCGTTCGGGTTGGACGGCTGCGGGAAGGCGAGCGCGTCTGCAAGACAGACGGTGTCTGACACGCCCTCGAAGGAGACCGTGCCGTCCGGGTCGGTGGGGGTCGAAGCGAACTCCGACTTCACCATCGGCCCGGACAGCAGGACGTCTGTCGGACCGGTCACGATGATCCCGGCGCCGGGCGTCCGCAGGATGTCACACAGCGGATGCTCCGACGCCAGGGTCAGCGCCCAGGTCCCGACGTTGTTGAAGTTGTCGGTCAGTTCGAGGGTCAGCTCCTCGGGGCGGATGATGCCCCGACGTACCAGCGCCTTGTCTCGCACCTCGACGGTGATGTCTTCCAGCCGCACTCAGATCACCATCCACTTCCGGGGATACCAGGAGCAGGTGATCTGCGATGCGCTGGTGGTGTTCAACAGGGAGGCGGTCGCGGTGGACGCGCCCGGCTGGACGGTCCAGAAGCGGGGCGCGGTGTCCAACAGGTCGTACCGGTTGGCGCCGGTCCCGTCTTGCACCGTGCCCTTGCGGGTGTCGATGATCAGCTTCTGTCCGGCAGTCAGGGTGCCGTTCCACTTCAGCGTCTCGCCGGTCGGGGAGGTCGCCACGAAGTGGTCACCCGGACCGCGGACCTCCCACACCGGATACGCCGGAGCGTCGCCGGAGTTGAAGAGGTCGATCGAGCCGATGGCCTGTGAGGGGGCCACGGTCATCGCCACCATGTTGGACAGGAACGCGGACGTGGCGACCGCGCCCGAGACCGTACGCACTTCCTGGTCCGAGCTGGTGAAGTACGGGTCGCCGGCCCGGAAGGTGATGACCGTCTGGAACTCGGCCTCGCCGATGGTGTCTTCGCCGTAGGTGTACTCGCCACCGCCGACGCGGTGAACCTCGGTCGACCACTGCGAGCCGTCGTCGTCGACCAGGACCAGGGTGCACCCCCCGGCCAGCACGAGGGCCAGCCGGGAGAGCTTCGCCTGGAGGTCGCTCCGGTCCGTCGCCAGGATGTCGATCGGGACGTCGATGTCTCTGGACTGCACGCGGGTCCTGCGGAAGACGGCGCCGTCTCCGGCGCCTTCCAACCACTGGACCGACACCGGGGGCAGGCCCAGGCCAGTCACACCGGACTTGGCCTGGAAGCCCACCCCCTTGTCGTCGATCTCGTTGAGGTCGATCGTGTCCGCGCCGCTTACGAGCAGGAGCTTCGGCATTTACATCACCATCCAAACCTGGCTCGGTTGGCAGCGGCGAACAGATCCTCTTCGGAGCCGAGCGAGGAGCCGGGTGCCGCGTAGTAGTGGAGAACCTTCGATGAACTCGTCGCCGCGCCGCCCTGGCCCAGCGCGCTTCCCACCGCCGAAGCGATGTTCCGTGCAGTGGAGTTGGCGGTCGTGCCGACGAGCAGGGAGTCCTCGACCGCCTGGGCGATGTTGGACTTCTCGGAGTACAGGCCGAGCTGGAAGCCCTTGCCGACGTAGGCGCCGATCTTCTTCAGCACCCTGGAGGGGCTGTGGATACCCAGCGCCTTCTTGATGGCCTTCACCATCGAGTCCGCGATCTTCAGCATCTGCTTCTCGATCGCGTTGGCCTGCGACTCCAGACCCTTGACCAGACCCTCAGCCATGTGGATGCCGTTGTCGTACATCACCTGGCTTGCGGTCTTGCCGACCTTGGCCGCCGCGTCCTGGAGCTGCTTCTCCAGGTCGTTGACCGACTTCACCCCGCCCTGGCCCGCAGCGAGGATCGCCTCGGCCGCAGCCATGCCGGCCTCGGGGCCGGCCTGCGCGAGCTGGTCGAAGGTGGTCTGGTTCAGACCGAGCTTCTTCAGCTTGGCGAGGACGTCACCGAAGTGCTTCGCCTGCGCCACCGACTGCTGAAGCTGCTCGATGATGCCCTTGAAGCCACCCTCCATGTTGGTGACGTTGGCCGCGTCCACGATCTTCTGAGCGATGCTCGCGGCGTAGTCGGCCTTCGCCGCCTTCAGGTCGGCGAGCTTCTTCTTGGCGTCGTCGAGCTTGCTGTCGATCGCCTTCCAGGACGAGAGCAGCTTGTTGAGCTGCGCCTGGTCCTTGTTCAGCGTGGCCGTGACCGACTTGCTCAGCTTGGCCTTGCCGATCTGGGCGGTGAGGTCCCCGAGCGACTTCTTGACGTTGTCGTACTGGGACTCCAGGCCCTTGATCAGGCCCTTGATGATCACCTGGCCGGCGTTGTAGAGAAGGACCTTGTCCTTGGGGAGCGGTCCCTTCCAGTCCGTCAGCTTGCTGGTGAGCTCACCGAGCTTGCCCTTGACCGAGCTGAACATCGAGCTGATACCGGAGATGAAGCCTCGGATGAGCTCCTTACCGGCCGTCATCAGCGTCGAGCCGAGCGAGCCGAGCGCGGACTTCGCCTTGCCGGGCAGCTCCTTGACCGTGGTCACGGCCTTGCCGATCCACTCGCTGATCGTGGAGACCAGCCTGCCGAGCGCCGAGACGGCGGTCGTACGGATCGAGGTCCAGGCCGAGGAGAAGAACCGGCCGACCGCAGCCATGCCGTCAGAGACCAGGGCCCGAGCGCCCGTGAAGAAGACGCCGATGTACCCACGGATCGCCGCGAAGGCTCCCGTGAAGATGCCCTTGACCGCAGCCCAGCCAGCCTTGAACAGGGCGCCGATCGCCTTCAGTCCCTTGCCGGCCGCGCCCAGGATGCCGATGTTCAGGAACACTTCGAGCGCGCCGAGGATGACGTCCCAGACGCCCTTCAGCATCCCGAGGATGCCGTCCCACAGCTTCTTGAAGCCGTTCTTGAACGTGTCCCAGTTGCCGGTGAAGATGCCCTCGAAGAGGCCCCACCAGATCTGGAACCATCCGGAGAGGTAGTTCCAGACACCGACGAAGAACTCCTTCAGACCTTCGAGCACCAGGCCCACACCGTTGATCGCAGCGACCAGGGCGCCGGCCAGGATCTCGATCAGGAACTGAAGGATCGGAACCAGGATCGGCATGATCACGTTGACCACGGCGAGCAGCGCCTGGAGGAAGGGCTGGATCGCCTCGGCCACCCGGCTGATCGCGTCGGCCAGCGGAGGCAGGACCGACTGGATCACCTGCGACAGCATCGGAAGCAGAGGCGTGATGACTGCCGTGATGATCTGGAGCGCGAGCTGGATGACCGGCTGGAGCGCGGTGAGGATCGTCCCGAGCGCCTGCGCCAGGACGGGCAGGATCGGAGCCAGCGCACTGATCAGCGCCTGCGCCAGCGGCATGACCGCCTGGAGGAGCTGACCGAAGATCGCAGCGATCGGAGGCAGGAGCGCACCCAGGAACTGGAACGCCGCACCGAGCGCCTGACCCACGATCGGGACGAGCTGCTGGATGTACGGGGCCAGCGTCTGGAACGCCTGCGTCAGCGCGCCGCCGAGCAGGGTGATGATCGGGGTGAGCTGGGGGAGGAGCTGCGAGAACGCGCCTGCGAGCGGGATGATCGCAGCCGAGATGAGCTGAGCGAAGACCGGCAGTGCCGCACCGACCACCGTGAAGATCGCGCCGAGCGCCTGACCGACCGGAGCCAGCGCAGGAGCAAGGGCCTTCACCGCACCGTCGAGGCCCGTGAACAGAGCCTGGATGCCCTGAGTCACCGCGGGCTGCGCGAGCGCGCTGGCGATGGCACCGAGCGCCGTGCCGATGATCTGGCCGGCCTGCGGGAGGACGGTCGTCAGCAGCTTGCCGAGCTCCTTGAACAGGTTCTCGACAGCCGGCCCGGACGTCGTGGCGATGGTGTCCATCGCCTGGTGCGCGGCCTTGAAGACGTCGACCAGGCCGGACTGGAAGCCGGGGGAGTCGACCGTCTTGTGGATGTTCGAGAGCGCGTTGTTCAGGGACGCCAGCGACGTACCGCCCGCCTCGGTCGCCGCGCGAGCGACGCCGGAGAGGATGCCGTACGTGTTGTAGAGGACGCCGCCGAGATCCTTCAGGGCCTGGATGCCCTCGTCGATCTCGGCCTTGATGCCGTTCTCGCCCTTCTTCTTCAGGAAGTCGGCGAACTGCTTGGACAGGTCGACGAACCACTGAGAGAGCTGCGGCAGGTAGGACGTGCCGACCTTGCCGAGGGTGGCGATGATGTCGGCGAAGGCGCCCGTACCGGTGGTCGCGATGTTGATCGACTTCGACAGGTCGTCGAACATCTGCCCCAGCGCGGGGGAGAGGGAGGTCCCGAGGTTCTTGGCGAAGGAGCCGAAGAAGCCGCCGAGTTCGGTGGCCGTGTCCGCCACGCCCTTACGGAACGCGGGGAGCAGGGAGTCGACCATCTCCTTGATCGGAGCCTTGGCCTTGTCCCAGAAGTTCGCACTGATGACGTTCTGGAGATCCGAGAGGGTCTGCTTGACCTCGGGGATGACCTTGTTGAAGTCCTTGAACGCGGCGATCGTGACGCCGAGACCGACCGCGAAGCCCCCGAGGAGGCCGGGCAGAAGGGCGACCGTGGGGCCGATCTGCGCCAGCGACGCCGACAGGGCGAAGAGGTTGCTCGCCGCCGACAGGGCGAAGCCGGCGACACCAGCGATGGCCGCGGCGATCGAGCCGATGACGGGCACCGACCGGTCGAGGTTCATCAGGGTCTCGCCGATCTCGCCGAACAGCTTCTTCAGCACGCGCGCACCGGAGAGCATGGCCAGGGCCGTGGCAACCTTGGCGACCGCGCCCTCGTTCAGCTTCGGGATGATCGAGACCGTGCGAGGGCGGGTCAGGACCCCGAGCCGGGCGGAGGTCGCCAGGCTCGACGAGGCCGCGACGTCCGGCTCGATCTTGATCTTCAGCGGGGAGTGGTGGTCGCGCCAGTCCTTCAACTGGTCGCTCATCTTGCGCAGCGACTCGTCGCTGATCTTCAGGTGGATCTCGCCCGTGTTCAGCTCGGTCTGGAGCTGGACCTTCTGGCCGGTCTTGGCCTTGTCGTTGTAGCGGCGGATCGCCTTGGCCAGCTCGCCCGTCATGGTCGAGGTGTCGATCCGGGTGTAGAGCTTGACCTTCCGGGCGTCCGACTGGCGGTTGCGCTGGTTGATCTTGCCGACCTCGGTCAGCAACTCGCGCTCGAAGCCCTTCATGTCGGGCAGGACTTGGACCTTGACTTCGAGCTTGTTCTCGATCTTGTCCAGTTCGAGCTGCGCCTTGCGGCGGAAGTCACTGGTATCGGGAAGGACGCGGACGCTGACGCGACCGATGACCTGACCCTGGGGCATCGCTTACCTCCGGGTGGTGAACTTCTTGTAGATGTCCGCCACGGAGACGCGGCGAGCTGGCTGGTCCTTCTTGGCCGCCTTCTTCTTGGAGACCTTCGGACGGGGCCACAGCGGGATCTTGGGCGCCTTGCCCTTGCCCCACTGGCCGGTGGCCCTGGTGTTCTGGTTGATCGCGTCGAAGAGGTCGGCTGCGATGTGGCGGTCGATGCCCCAGCCGAAGTGCTCACGGCCGCCCGACGCGAGGGCCATCGTGAGCGAGGTGTCGGGAAGCCTCTGAACGAGAGCGAGAACGAGAGCCGGCGAGGGCCCCCGACCTGCGATCACCTCAGTGAGGTCCACTCCGTAGTGGAAGAGCAGGTCGGGGTAGATGCCTTCGCCGTACTGGTCGATCAGTTCTCCGAGGCCGAGGCTTCCCCCACCTGGGTGCCCTCGCCGTAGGTGGCGAAGATCTGGGCCAGGACCGCGAGGTCGGAGCCGACCGCGTCGAGCAGCTTGTCGGCCGCCTTCTCGTTCTCCGCCACCAGGCGGATCGCCTCAGCGAGCACCAGCTCCTGGTCGACGTCGTCAGCGTCGAGCTTGTTCTGGATCTTCAGCAGCTCGGCGCGCTTCTCCTTCGGCAGGCGGAGCGGGTTGAGCAGGCGGGCGGTGAAGCCGTCGCCCAGCTCGATGTCGGTCGAGCCGTACTTCGCCTCGGCAGCGGCGCGGATGTTGTCGAGAGAGAACGTGGCCATGGGGTTGCGGACCTCCAAGTCGTGGGGTTGATCAGGAAGCGGACCGTCGAGAGGGGAGCCCCGAAGGGCCCCCGGCGCACAAGGAGGTCCGCACCACTTGCACACCGGGGGAGATCAGATACGCCCTGATCAGGCGGCCTGGCCGGAGACCCAGGCAGTGCCGTTCCAGTACGCCTTGGAGGCGTCGCCCAGAACGACGTGCTGGCCCGTGGTCCACGCCGAGGTCGGCGTCGCGACGACGTCCGCCATCGCAGCCAGGTTGGCCGGAACGACCGAGTCAGCCGGAGAGAAGGAGCCCGGCGAACCAGCGGTCGCACCCGTCGCGACACTTGCACCAAGCGGCGTGATCGAGTACGTCCAGGTGTTGGAGCCGAAGGCCATCGGCTTCACGCCGATCGGCAGGCCGGCCAGGGACTCGGTGTCACCGAAGGACACGTCGTCGCTCCGGTAGATCTCGGCCTTGGGGGCGTAGAACGCGAAGTGGTTCTCGCCGTCCACGAACACCGCGAGGAACGCGGCGACGGTCGGGGTCGGGTCAGCCGGCACACCGACCGAACCGTCCGCCAGGATCGGAGCGTTGGAGCCGTAGTACAGCTTCAGGCCCTTGATGTCGAACTGCTGGAGGGTGAACGCCATGGTCTCGGTCCGGGCGCTGTACTTGGTGCGCAGCGACTTGTTCTGGAGCGAGCCGATGGTGGTGGCCTCGCCACCCTCGGAGGAGATCGAGAAGATGTCCTCCAGGCTGGTGTGACCCACAGCCTCCCACGGGGAGGTCGGGACCAGGAGGTCGGTGGGGATGTCGGTACCGACCGGCGCCGTCAGGTAGTTGCCGGAGCCGATGACGAGAGTGGCGTTGTCGTTCAGTGCCACGAAGGGTTCTCCTTACTGGATGGGGTACGGGCGGTTGCGCGGCTTGCGGATCTCGATGTCGTAGGTCGCCTCGTAGCGCCAGACACCAGTCGGAAGGTCCGCGTACTGGACCGGGCCGGTCGCGGTCGCCCAGTCGGTGACCCGACGAGGAGCGGATGCGAGGTCGGCCCGCGTGATGTGGCCGCGCCCAGGGACGACCTTCTGGTTGAGCCAGGCATCCCGGATGACGACGCGAACGGCCTCGGAGAGGATCGCTGCGTCCTCGTCGCCGTTGGGGTCCTGGCAGAAGGCGTGCACCGCGACGCGGGCTGCGTCGAGGAATCGGGTGTCGCCCGACCAGTTCCCGAAGGAGGGGTCGCGGCGTACCAGAACGAGCGGGAACGTCTGGTCCTTGGCGATCAGGGACTTGACCTGGATGCCAGGCAGCCCCTCGCGCAGGACCGCGAGCATGAGGTCTTCGACGGGGGAGAGCTCGGCGAGCGCCTTGATCTCCGCAGGGAGACCAGCCATCAGCCTCTACCTCCCCCGCGCTTCTTGGCCTTCTTGGTCTTGGCCTTGATCCGGACCTTCTTCTGGCGGACCTTGGGGCCGTTCTTCTTGGGCAGGTGGGATGCCTGCTCCAAGATGTGCAGGCCCTGCATCGCGCCGACCGTGTACTCGTTGATGACGCGGCCGGTCTCGTCGACCACTTCCACGTCGTAGGCGGAGCGGCCGAACTCGATCGAGGCGGCGGAGTTGGCGCCGGCCTTCTTGTTCGTGCCGTTGGCGTCGGTGAGGACCACGTACGAGTCGATGTCGCCCTTGGCGATCTCGATCTGCGCGATGCCCTCGGCGCGGTGCTGGAGCAGGAGCTCTTCGGCTCGCACTCCGATCTCGAAGGCGCGCTCGTCGACTTCGGCCTGGACGCCGTCCAGCTCGGCGATGAACTGTTCGAGGTTCTTGCCGTTCAGGCCGCGGTATACGTAGGCCATCAGCTCGGCCTCTCGCGGACGTCGATCGCCCAGTGCCGCGTCTTGCGGTCGCCGTGGTGGTAGGCGGGCGGGGTCACGACGTCCCAGACCTTGCCCAGCATCTCGACCCGCGACCACAGCTCGACGCCTTCGAGGTTGGCGTCCACGATCATGCGGGTGATGTTGATCTGCTGTTGACCGGGGACCTCGGCTCGGGCCGAACGCTGCGGGATCAGCGCACAGCGCACGTGGTGCGGGCCGCTCGCGTCGGCGACAAGGATCTCGTTGCCGCGGTTGTCGGTGTGGTAGACGCTCCGCCAGACCGTTGCCGACACGCCGCGCCTTCGCTGCATCGAGCTCACCAGGGCTCCACCTCATCGGAGAAGAGGGGGAACGGCTTGGCGTCCGGGGCGGGTTGGGCGACCGGGACCAGGCCGGCCGCGACGGGCCGGCGCACCGAGTTCCAGGCGGAGACCTCAGCGGAGTACAGGCCGGCCTTGCGGCCACCGATCTCCGTGAGGAGCTTCTGCTCCTCGTCGGTGAAGTAGACGGTGCCGGCGTTCTCGCCCTGGGTGTCGTTCCAGCCCAGGGTCTCGTCGCCTGCTCGGGACTGGGTGTAGCCCGAGGGGTTGGTCATGTACCGCTTGCACGCCTTCAGGACCAGCGTCCGTACCAGGCGAGGGGCGGAGCCGGCCGGCCAGTCACGGCCAGCGTGGAAGCTGGCCAGGTCGGAGGCGTCCTCCAGGGCTGAGGTAGCGATGCGCTCCTCGTCAGCGTCGAGCGTCCAGTCGAGGCGAGCCTTCAGCTCATCGAGTGTGGCGAAGTTCGCCATGATGGTTCTCCTTCACTCACGGGGAGGGGCGGGGCGCGCAACTTGCACACCCCGCCCGCTCACTCAGCCGGATCAGACAGTCGGGCCGTCAGCGACGCCACCGATGCCGGTGATGTCGAAGAGCTCCTTCTGCTTGGCGTCCGGGCCGTCCGGGTCGGGCAGCACGTCGGCCGTCAGGTCGAGGTCGAGCTTGATCGCACGGACGAAGTGCTCGTACGTGGAGACGAAGCCCTGGCTCGGGTTCGCGTTGTCGCGACCGACGAGGAAGTCGGACACGGTCCGGAAGCCCTTGTAGGTGTTGACGATCGAGCGGTCCATCAGGCGGGTGGAGTCGTAGTCACGAATCCAGCGCAGGGCCACGCCGTTGTAGCTGGCCGAGGCGCCGAACGGAACCGACTGCGGGACGCTCGGGGCGCCGGTCGCGAAGATGAACGCGGAGCTCACCATGGCGACGGCGAAGTCAGCCGGCAGCTCGTCGGAGGTGACGATGTTGAAGCCGTACCGGCGACCGAGGGTGGCCTCCTTCAGCGCGGAGACAGCCTCGGCCTCGCCCACGTTGGTGGCGAGGTTCAGCTTGTCGTCGCTCAGGAGCGCGTTCTCCCAGCCGGAACCGACCAGAAGGGTGCGACCCTCCTTCGGGACGCGGAACTTGTTCAGCACCTCGCGGGCCCGGATCAGGGTGCCACGCAGGTCACGGCCGGACTTGGCGCCAGCGAGGGTGACCTCGTAGGGGGCGTTGAGCAGGTAGTCGACGGACTGGTACTCCAGGCCCTTGCCGACCGCCTCGGTCTGCTTGGCCATCAGCTTGGCCCAGCCCTGGAGGTCCATCTCGTTCTGCTCGTCGGTGAGCTGGACACCCGAGTACACGTCGCCGCCGAAGCTGACGGACACGGTGCGCTCGTGGTAGGTGTCGAACTGGATCTCCGTCGAGCGGTCGTTGCGCCACCCGTACGTGCGGTACGGCAGGACGCCTTCGACCTTGACGTTGATCGTGTCGTCCTTGGCGCCCTTGAACTGGTCGATGCCCTCACGCTGGAAGACGGCCGGGACGACCAGGGCCTCTTCGAGAGCGACCGCCGCGGTCGCGGCGATCTTCTCCGGCTTGATGACGTCGTGCGGGGTGTAAGCCACGGGTTGGTTCTCCTGTCAGTAGAGGATGCAGGGAGGCTCGGCGTGCGTCACTTGCACACCGTGGGGTGGGTCAGTAGCCGCGCTTGCGCGCAGCCCGAGCGGCCTTGACGGGGTCGAAGTCGTCCTTGTCGTCAGGGTCGAGTCCGCCGCTGAGCGATTCGGGGGCGGCCGGCGAGACGAGCTTCTGGAGCTCCTTCGCGTCCGCCTCCAGCTCGGCTTCGGTGGTGCCCGAGAGGCGCTTGGCCAGGGCGGTGGGCAGCTCGTACTTGGCTGCCACGTTGTTGAGCAGGATGGTCCGCTCCAGCGTCTCGATCTGCCCGCGCAGCTCGGAGGTCGCGGCCTCGAACTCCTCCACGGTCTTGGCCGCGGAGAGCTTGGCCTCCGTCTCGCGGAGCTTGGTGCGGTAGTTGGCGGCCTCGGCGTTCGCGTCGGTCAGCTTCTTACGAAGCACGTCAGCGGGAACGGCCTCCTCGGCCGGCTTCTCCTCGGTCGACTCCGCGCCGTCACCCTGGGGGGTCTCGCCCTCCGGGGGCGTCTGCGGGGTCTCCTCGGTCGGCTTCTCTTCGGTGCTGGGGGTTTCCTGCTCGGGCACTGTCACGCCTCCTGGACGCTCGTGGTGGATCGCCGAGCCTCCTGGGCTGCGGCCTTCTGTTCCTGCCGGATGAACCGGCGCCAGGCGGTCACAGCCGCCTTGCCGGACAGGCCGCGTGTGACCTTGGGCCACAGCTCCTCGTACCGGCGATTCAGCTCGTAAGTGGACGAGCCGTTGTACTGCTCACGCGTGAAGACTGGCTCCGCGTAGCAGTGGCAGTTGTCGTGGTACTTGTCGCCGTCCGCGAACTCAGCCGAGTTCCGCGAGCGGTAGACAGGACCGCGAGAGATGAGCATCGCGCACCACCCGCAAGGGGTGCCGGTACGCGAGAGTCTGATGTAGCCGATGGCTCGGCGGTCGCGCTGCATGTGGTTCCAGACCGTCGAGCGTCCGCCGTTCATGGCGACACGCTCAGCGGCTGCGGCCTGCTGGGCGCCGGCCTGCCTGTGGGCCTCGTCCCGAAGTCCGTCGACCTCGTCGGCACTCCTGGCGCCGTCGATCGCGTCGACCTTCTTCTGGAGGTTGTTGGACCCGAGGGCTTCCAGCACCGTGCGGAGCTCCTGCTCCGCCTCGCGCTCGATCCGATCCTCTGCCTCGCGCAGGCCCTCGATCTCCTCGACCAGGATGCGGTCGAGCTCCGCCTCATGTTCGGCGTCGGGATCGGTCAGGGCCGCCTCGTCAGCTTCCCCAGCTTGGCCGGTCGCGGCCGACGAGGCGGAGTCTGGGGACTTGGTGGGGGAGGCGTCTGAACGCCCCTCCTGGGGGCGCTGAGCGCCTTGAACCAAGTCGTTGAACTCCTGCCGCAGGATCGTGACGGTCACGTACCTGGGCTCGGGATGGTAGGGATCAGCCACCGTGCTCCCCGTCCGCAGCGCGCGGACGAGGCGGTAGTAGGCGCGGGCAAGGTCCCGCGACTGGCGCCGTCTGCCCATCACCAGCGTGATGGCCCGCCTCAGCCAAGAGGCGGAGGTGGACGCCCGGCTTGTCACCGGGACGTCCCCCCACAGCTTCAGCGCCTCCTCGACGGTGCCGGCCCCGATCTGGTTGAGCGCCGTCTGGAACGCGACCGCAGCGCGATCAGCCTCAGCCTGTCGGGCTGTGCTGGTCACGCGGCGATCACCCCACTGTCAGGCGAGGCGGTGATGCCCGTGTCGGGCGTCGCTCGGCTGAGGGCGGAAGCGAGCTGGCCAACGGAGTCGTCCTCCTCGGCCATCTGCTCCCAGTCCTCGTACTCGGTCTGAGTCACGCCAGGGACGCGCTTCCACAGGCCACGCTTCGGGATGCCGAGCTGGTCGGCGAGCTTGCCCAGAGCGTCAGCAGCCTGCGCGAGCGAACGCGACTCCATGTCGCGCCACTGGACTTCACCGCTGAAGTCGTCTTGCGCGGCGTCGTTGCCCTCCATCTCGGCGGCGATGCGGAAGACTCGCTCCCACGCCTCACCGAAGATGGACTGGAACTCGGCGATCTTCCGGCTCAGCGCCGTCTCGGCGGCGAGCAGGGCCTCGGCGGACAGGTTGGCGATCTGCCCCAGTAGGTGGTGCGGGGGAGTCTGCGAGATCGCGGCCAGGTGCCGGATGCTCATGTCCACCGAGTCGATCAGCGAACCGATCGGGCCGGCCGGCAGCGAGCCGAACTTCACGTCCGGGTCCTCCGCGAAGAGGAAGCGCCGCGCGTTGTGGTTGACCGAAGCCGGGATCGGGTTGCCGGCCGAGTCGAGCTTGGGCCGGCTGTCGACCGCGAGAGCGGGATCGGTGGTGACCTGGCCGGCCTCGTCCAGAAGTTCCATCTGGAGGGGCGGCGCCATGCCGGTCACGTACCGGACCTCGTGGGAGGTGTAGGTCTGGGCGACCAGGAGATCGAAGATCGTCTGGTTGATGCGGTTCTGGAGCGGGATCATCGGCTCGACGACGCCGATCGTGCGACCTTCGAGGTCGACCGAGGCGGCGAACCGGGTGACCGGGCACTCGCTTCCGCCGTGCAGCTTCTTGCCGACGACCTTGGTGGAGTCGGCGTCGCCGTACGTCGTGAAGAGGACCGCGTACTCGTACTTGCCGTCGAACAGGCGGGCCTTGCCGGGCGTCTCGCCTCGCGGCTTGGCCGTCACCGTCAGCGCGGCGTACGGAGTCTCGTCGTTCGCGGCGTCCTCGAACAGGGCAGCCGTCCGCTTCGCGGACAGACCCTTCGAGATGACGCCCTTCTTGGTCTTCTCCGTCAGGACGAAGGAGTGACCGAAGCCGAGCGCGCCCCGGTAGACCGCGGCCTGGCGGGCGTCCATGCGGGAACGCTGCCAGTGCTCCCACTGGGGGCTCGTCGAGGACGAGGCAACAGGCAGGCCCGCGTTCGACGTGCCCGGCCGGAAGCCGTCCACGTACAGGGCCTGGGCCGGCGTACCGATCAGGAGCGGCATCCAGTTGGACACGGCCCGCTTCGCGAGCAGCTTGTACTCGTCGTCCGCCTGGGGCGGCATGTACGGGTCGTCATGCTTGCCGTGCATGTAGTTGTCGATCCGCTGGATGCGGCCCGCATCGCGTTCGAGGATGGCGAGGAGTTCAACTGCCAGAGCCTTGGGGCTGGTGTCGGCCATGCCTCACCACCTTCCGTGTCACACTTGCACATCGTCAGAGGAAGTAACCACGCCCGGAACGCTTCCGGACCTTCTTGCCGCGCGTACGCAGCTCGTACAGGGCTTCGTGCGCCAGCATCAGCGCCGCGTAGGCGTCGATCTTGCGCGGGGAGTCCTTCGACTCCTTGCCGAAGCTGATGCCGTAGTTGTTCGTGCGCCGGCGAGCTGAGAGCACATGCCGGCGCAGCGTCAGATCTCCATCGTGGGAGATCTTCTTGTCGAAGATGGTCCGCATCAGGCGCTCATGCGCCAGCGTCACCGTCTTCTGCGAACCACGCATGTCCCAGCCGATCGCGTCCTTGCCGACCGGCGACTTCGCCGCCAGGCGCTCGCCGTAGGTCTCCGACCAGTCGGCGATGTACGACTCCCACAGGGCGACGTCCGCGAAGAACGCCTGCACCTCGAAGAGCCGGAACGCCTCATGCACCGCGGAGTCGACCTCATGCCGGGGGACCGTCCACTCCTTCGCCTCCTCACCCTCCGGGTGCTCCCAGATGTTGAGGAGGACGACGTGCATGTCCCGCACGCGAAGCGCGACCAAGGCCGTGGAGTCCGAGGACTTACCACCGTCGAAGCCGAGGACGATCTCATCGCCCGGCTTCAGGCTCTTGCCCTCGTCGACCAGCGGGTCCCACTCGGCCGGCCCGTAGATCGCGTCCTCTTCGGCCACGACCTGGTTCAGCCACATACGCCGCGAACGGCTGGGCGCGATGGTCGCATCCATCACGGACGCGATGATCGAGTCGACGTTCAGCCAGACCGCGTCACCGCGGATCTTCGGAATGACGATGCGCAGCGCGATGGCCGTAAGCGGAGTCTCCGGGTGCGCCTCGATCGAGTCGTACATGAAGCCGACGTCGACCGCGCGTCCCTCGCGGATCTTCTCGAACGACTCGCGCATCCGCTCGGCGACTGAATCCTCGCCGGGCAGGAAGGCGTTGGTGATCGCCAGGTACCGCGAGTCCTTCTTGGTCGCGTTACCGTCGATCGTCTCGTACATTTTGTGTCCGTTGTTGCCGGACACCCAGTGATGCGTCTCGTTGAGCAGGGTGAACGTCGTCCGCTTACCTTCGAGGGCGCGGTACGACGAGGTCACTGCTTCGAGACGCTGCTTCCCGCCGTTGGCGCGGATGAGGACCGCGCCGTCCTTGATGCCGTACTTCACCTTGAAGTGGTCCGACATCAGAGACGGGATCAAGCTCATGGTGTTCGTGGTCTGCGACTGGTTGACAGCCGTGACCTGCACCCACGCCTGCGGGTGCGGAATGCCGACCGGGTCGCCGGCCTCATCCCAGTGGGAGAAGCGGCTCGGGCCGACCAGCTCGACGAGGCACATGACCGCGAGGAGCGGGTCCTTGCCGTAAGCCCCAACCCTTCATCCGCTGAAGCACGCCCTTCCGGTGTATGAACCGGCCGGCGTCATCAACGGCATACCAGTGAAGGATGAAGCGAAGCTGCTCGCGCGTGAACTTCCAAGGCCCGCCATCCTCGGCTTGCAGGTACTCGGCGCACCAGCCAGCGATTTGCCAGCCGAGGGTCTTCTTCGGAAGAAGCCATGCGCCGAGGGAATCCTGCTGCCAGGTGGGCCCGATGAACGTGTGCGGAAGCTGCTCGATCTCTTCAGCGGTCAGGGTTGAGATGGGACTCACCTCCTCGGGTAACTCGGGCGCCCCTTCCAGTCCGCGAGGAGTAGGTCGCTCTTGTGCCGGTTGCAGGTCACGCACGCCGGGAGGATGTTCGCGATGGCATGCCGCCCGCCCTTCGCGAGCGGGATGACGTGATCCTTCTCCAGGGGCTCTTCGGGGCGGACGCCGCAGTAGGCGCAGCGGTAGTCGTGGCGGCGCTTCAGCGCCTCCCACTCAGTCGAACCGAACGGGCAGAAGCCGGGGTTGTTGACCATCAGGTCAGCGCGCCGCTCTGCCTGCTCTCGACGGCGGTGAGGATTCTCCTTGCGCCACTCGCGGGCGTACTCGATGCGCAACTGCTGGGTGCGGTAGTAGTAGTCGATCGCGCCAGCTCGGCGCCGATCCGACTCCCGCTCGTAGCGGGCGCGGTTGCGTACGATCTCGCGGGCCTTGCCTTCAGACGTCGCGCGGTTGGTCTTGTGCCAGCCGGCCATCTTGCAAGTGCGGTCGCAGAAGCGAGCGTCGCGGCGCTTGTGGCTGATGTCAGCCTTGCAGTTCTCGCAGTGGCGAGTGATCACTTCCCCCATGACCAGCGAACTTACCTCCCCCCACTGACAGTCAGAGCCCGAGCTCCTTCTTGTAATCGGCGATGGCAAGAACGGAGGCCGGCGTGGTCTCCGGCTCGGGCTCTTGGAGTTCGATGCGCACACGGCGCCGGTCGCCTTCGGTCACCAGCAGGTTCCCGAGGGCGGAGTACAGGGTCTGCGCCATCTGCGCCGACCGCTTGCCCGACTTCTTGTAGTGGGACAGGTCGTCGCACAGCGCATACGCCAGGGCCCAGTCCGAGTTCTGGTAGAAGTCGGACTGCCCGGAAGTCTTCAGCGAGTTGTAGAGCTTCTTGGCGATCGGATGCCAGTCGGGGTCAGCGCGAGGAATGGTGACCTCGCGCATCATGCCCTTCTTGGTCTCCTGCTCGTCAGTGCCCTTACGCGAGCGGGGGCGCGCGAGGTCTGACTCACGGTTCGGAACGGGGCCACGAACGCCCACCGCTCACCTCCCTTCATCGGAGGACGCTGAGCGCGTCCTTCAGTGAGTCACCGAGGAGTGCGCCAGTGAAGCGACTGATCTCCTCGCCATTCCGTTCGATGACGACGGTCGGTGTACTCGACACGCCGTAGGAGTCGGCCTTGTCCAGGCCGTCGAAGGTATCGATGAGAACCGTCTCCGCCTCGACCCCGAGCTCGGCGAGCTCCTGCTTCAGCAGGGGCCCGAACGAACGGCAGGGCCGGCAGTACGGAGAGGTGAAGTAGAGGACGTTCAGAACATGCCTCCCGTCAGGAAGTGGACGGTGAGCCAGGCCATGAACGCGAGCAGCCCGAAGCGGCGCAGGCGAACCCAGCCGCTCGGGTGGTTGTCGAGCTTGGAGGTGGCGAACCACTTCCACACATGCTCGGAGAGGGTGTCGCCCTCGGTCTTGTTGAAGAGGGCCTTGCCCTCGATCGCACAGAAGGCCGCGAGCCATCCGACCCACAGCCAGGACCAGACGGTCACGCGGTTGCCTCCTTGAAGTGATCGGGCGTTGGTTGCCGCGCGGCCCGGATGCGCGGGGTCCGAGTTGGTTCTGCCGGTCGGGGACCATGACCGCCATCTCTCACCAGCCGTCGTGCGGCCGGAAGTCTCGTGCCCCTGGTGGTGAGCCAGGGGCCGGCGCCTCGCCCGAGCGAGAGGAGGACTCGGGGGCGCACACGCTCGACAGGTGGGGAGGAACCTGGAGCGCGGGTCAGAGGAGCCCAGGGTGCTGCTCGTCGCGCCTGAACCTCTTGTTCATCGCGCGCTGCTTGGCGGCCTTCGCCGCCGCACCCTCTTGGCTCGACTTGATCCGGTGGTGGTACGAGCACAGCGAGCGCAGGTTGCTCAGGCTGTGATCGTCGCCAGGCCGGATGTGGTCCACGTCGGATGCGAGCGAGACGCAGCGTGTACCCGCTTGTGTCAGCGCGGTGCACTGCCCTCCGTCTCGCCGCAAGACCTTCAGCCGAATCTTGGGCCAGTCCTTCGGTAGACGGGATCGCCTGTCGGACCCATCCCAGTTCGGCATCTTCACCTCCAACGTGGAAGTTGGCCCCTCGGTGACGTCCTACCTGAAGAGGTAGCTGCCCGAAGCTGTCAACCCGAGGGAGTCTTGGAGGTAAGCAGTAAGTAGCTCTGGTAAGCGAGGCCCGACAGGGCCTCCAGCCTGCTACTTCGTCTCTACGACTTACCCTTACACTTACTGGTAGGAGTTGATCTTGGTCTTGTCAGGACGCTTCTTCTGTGACCGTGGCCACACTTACACAGTGAGCCTTCGAGGCTGGGCCGCCTGGCGGCGGCCACCAGGACTTGGGGCGACGGCGAAGGGGTTGCAGGTGGCGAAGCCGCAGGGGCGCCCCGAGGGCGCCACAGAGCAGAGCCACTGACGACCTGGGGGCGCGGGAGCGCCCCGGTAATCCAGTGCCGGCTGTCAGTCCTACGTCCTACGCTGGGGCCATGAACGACGACGACCTCACCTTCGCCCTCCAGATCGCTGGCGCCGAGCTGGCCGACACGCCCCCTGCCCCCGACTCCCCGCTCGGCCGGCTGCGTCTCTTCGCCGTCGCCAATCCTGGGGTCAAGCTGGACCGCGGCCACGTCCGCCAGGCCCTGGCCGGCACCCTCGGCCTGCGCTCTGATCGACCCTGAAACCGTGGCGCGATCTTGGCCGCT